ATCAAATACTATAGCTTATTCAAATTCAAAAACGATGATCAGTGCAATCAATAAATATGTGATTGCAATTTCTGTATTTTTATTAATAATGATTGTGATTTCAACATGTATCATCTTTTTAAATGATGAAATACCAGATATTGGTAAAAAAATTGCAGCTCATATACAAATAATTGCATCAGCTGTTTTAATCATAGTCGTTTTATTTAGATATAAAGCAGTTTTTCGAGTCAACGAACATTTTGCATTTCCAGCAACATTTGAAACTATATTTGATCCAATGAGTATTCAACAATTACAAAATTCATATATTTCTTCATCATCTACATCAGATTATGATAAATTTAGAACAGTAATGATTGATAATATTATTACATTTGCCAGTTTTACATCTAATTTCAATAATATTTTGAAAGTAGATAAAGCATATGGAGATATGAATCTAATAGTTAATAAAGAATTGGATTACTATACTAATCAATTATCAGAAATGACACAGCAGAACGCCAGATTAACATCAGCAGTAAATCTTGTAAAAATTTCCAGTTTTTCTCACAAATATAGATTGTATTTCATGCTTTTCCTAACCGCAATAATTTCACTAATGATTGAATTCTGGGTAGTTACAAATAGCCATGTAGTTCTAATTATAAGTTTAATTGTAACTATAATTGCATTCATATACTATTTAATAAAATTAAGTTCAAATGTGAGAACTGATGCAGATAAATATTATTGGACCGCTTCTATAAAAAACTTGTGAACATAAAATAGATGGATACCTTGTTAAAAAATATAACAACAATTAATATAAATTATTTGAATACATACAATAATCAATATGCGGGAAACTCACAATATTTATCAGTAGGTGCTAATAATAATGTGATGACTTTACTAAATGGATATAATGGGTCAGATTATCAAACTGGACAAAATACGGATGCTTTTTTCAAATTAAAGACGCTAAATGCTGCAAACATGTTTTCAAACGACGGTCAATCCTACAGTAATTTTGTTAGTACCGGAGGACTATGTCCACTTATTAAAGTGAATGGTTCATATGTTCAATCAACATTGAATAATCTGTATAATGATTCAACATTGAATCTCTTTGATGATATATCATTAATACAGTTTTTATCACCAAATGCAAAGACTACTGACAATAAACCATCAATTGATTTATATAATGGCTTATATGCAGTTTATAATATATTGGATAGTTCAAATCTTATGTTATTGTTGAATGGCGGAGCAATAACTGTGAATTTACCAAACAATCCTACTGCATTTAATATTGTCTTTTCCAAAAATATATTAACAATCACAAATGATACTAATAATTACTTATTAGGATGCATTAATATGATAATCAATATGAATGATATATTGAAAAGTACTAATTTCAATTTATTTATCTTCAAAGAGTTTATTAGACTTTATATCTATTCATTTAATTTGGGAATAGCATCAAATATATTTAGAACTTCTTATGATCAGAATGTGATAAACTCAATTGTATTTAATTCTAATTTATTTAATTTTGATTATCTAATTGTTTCATATATAATTCTTTTAGAACAAATGATATATATCCCAGACTTTAATATAAAGAACGATGCAACTCCTTCTAAAATAAATAATCAATTATCACAAATTAATGCAACTTTCAAAAATTTCAAACATTTAAAACATAAAATAAAAACAAATCAAGATTACTATTCAACTACTACAACAAATAAGTCAACTGTTTCAAAATATGAATATTTATCAATTGCATTTTTAATATTAATTGTAATTTTATCAATTATATTAGAAACAACAGAGTCATCAAATACAAAATTAGTTTTCATTTTAAGCACAACAATAGTAATTATAGCTACAGTTTCATATATAGTAATTAATTATTTATATGGAAAATCAATATTAGAAAAATTTGCATCAGGTGCAGGAATTCCTACTGCTGACAGCGGTTCTCCTACTGCTGACAGCGGTTCTCTTACTGCTGACAGCGGTTCTCCTACTGCTGACAGCGGTTCTCCTACTGCTGACAGTGGTTCTCTTACTGCTCACAGCGGTTCTCTTACTGCTGACAGCGGTTCTCTTACTGCTCACAGCGGTTCTCCTACATATCAATTCAGTCAAATATCTATTACTGGAACTGATGTAAATAATGTAGCAAATGTTAATATTAATGTAGATTACTTCAATTCATTATATAATCAAGAATCTAATGAATGGTTAAATAGAATAATCATGTTTATTGATTATGTAGACCAAGAGAATGCAAATGGTAATTTATCAACAATGTTAACAAATCAACAATTATATTATAATGACATGATGAATAAAATGGATATGCAAAATAATAAATTATCATCAACTGCAGCCATAGTTAATAATCAACGATACAATGCTGACTATAGAATGAATTTATATGCAAATTTAACTTTAATTATAGCTATATCAGTAATATTAAGAGCAGCTATATCATCATATAATACAACTGTACCGTTTTATATTGGAATTCTAGGAATAATATTAGCAGTAATATCAATCATTATATATTTAATAGAAACACGTCAAAGAGTTAGAACAGATCCTACAAGACTGTATTGGTATGAAGGAAAAAACCAAAAGTTAAAAAATAACTCGAATTAATAGATAAAAATAACTGGAATTAATAAATAGATAAAAATAACTGGAATTAATTGATAAAAATTACAGGACGTATGCATCCATGATAGATAACTTAGCTAAGTTTTTGTAGTAAAGTTGCGGATCAATAGCTAAAGAGGTTGGATTATGATCATCTTCTTTGCCAGATTTTTTAATATGACCTTTCTTATCAAGCCATCCTTTAGAATAAAGATTTAAAGGATGATTTTCATTGAGTAACATTTGCATTAATAGAGTATATGCGCAGATTAATATTAAGCTCCAAGTAGCGCTTCTGGTGGAGAGAAAGAACATGCAGAATAAAATAATTTTTTTGACAATTGGATTAGCAATTACATCCTTTTGTGCGGGAGTCAGATCCATAGAAATATGGCGAGATCCAGTATGTAATAAAAATGCAGATAGAACAGTAAGTAATTGAGTACCAGGTAACGGGGCCATGCCAATTGGTGGTGCTTGCATAGCTTCTATCTAATAAATCTAAAAGAAAATCAGAATGGCGCAGGACCACTTGATATATCATTCAATCCTTTATAAGATGGATTGGCTTTCTCAGAATAAGGAATTTTTGACGGAGGACTATATATTTTATCTGGATTATTCAGTTCAAAATAGTTATTCTTAATACTTTCAATTTCTTTATCTTTATCAATATTTTGACTAATATTATTTTCTATTTTTCGCATGAAAATAGTATAGTTAATTAAAAGAGCAACTAATACTAATAATAATAAAGCACCTATTTTATCGCTCCATTCAGAGACAAGGACTATTAAAACAATGACAATTAAGATAATCCAAGGATGATTATACATATTTAATGCCCATATTGGTAAAGGAATTCTAGTCTGAAAAGCATATAAAAAGCAAATTCCCGCGGAAACTCCGATTAATAAAGATTTTAAAATATCTTCAATGTTGTACATTCTATATATATTTTTTATAAAAAGAAAAAGAAATTTCTATCAAGTTAATAGTGGTTAAACACATATGTGTAGTTTACAAGAGGCATATTTAGTGCCCTCATTTGATACAGCGAATAGTAAAAAGCAAATGGGCTGTAATGTAAAGCAGAGCGGATCTGCGGACTATCAAGCATCGAATGAATTTACTTCAGACAAAGGTAAAGAATATGTTTCATTCGTAGATGCATGGAATACATATGGAAATCAAAAAGAGACTTTTGTAAATGTCCCAGGTTATCAAACAAATAACTATGGAATTAAAAAAGAACAGGTATCTAGATCTCAAAATGAATTTATTGGCGGAGACCAAATACAAACAACAGCGGCATATAAAGGTTTAGCAAATGACACACAGTATTACTGTGATAATTATCAGATATGTCCAGATGTTTTACCAGATAACGAAAGATTTACAAATCCTACAGTTACTCTTACTCAAAATTCAAGATGCAATGAACAAGTACCACTTGTAAATGCGAATAAAGGACAAGGAAATACAAATTCAACATCTAATTTAATTAATTATACAACTACTGATACTCAATATGTTAAAGATGTTAGATGTTTAAATCCACCACAAATGTATGATGGAATGTATAAAAATAAGGATTTTGATAAAAGTATGTATACTGTTATAAATCAGCCATCATCCTGTGCAGCCCCATACAAAGTACCGATGCGCAAGATTGATATGAATAATGTCAAAGGATACGAAGAAGACAATATGGACGATTATATTAGATTAGATGAAACAAGCAATGGAACAGCAATACCAATTACACGATCAATGAACAGCAAAAATAATTTAGCAGATTTCAAAGATGATCAGGTAAAAAATAAAATGCAGATGCAGATGCAAATGCAAACAGGTATAGAAGGATTCCAGAACCAGAACCAGAACCAGAACCAATTATTAGATATCTTATTATTTATATTAGCAGGTATCTTGATAATATTCTTATGTGAACAAATATACAAAGTCGCTGCTTTATCCGGAATGAAACAAGCAATTGAGACATTAAAAATCAAGATTTAGCTAGATATATCCCACCGAGTTTCAGAATAATCTTAATTGTTTTTTAATCTGTGTTTTTAAATTTGGTAATTCTATACGTTCTCTAGTTAATACAGGAGCTGGTAAGGACATCTTAGTATCTTGTTTATCCCACGAAACATAAATGACAGCTATATGAGGTGGTGGTAATATCTGGACAAAGAATGAATTATCTCGCAAAGCATTCATAATATATTTTGTACATTTATATAAGTCAAATAATGGATATCCAACAACTAGTCCAGGAATCTCATAAAAGGTATTTGTTCCTCCATGATTTGCAATAACTTTAATGCGGCGATGTATTAAATTTAAGATATGATCATATGAAACATGTCGTTGTTCTTCTTTTTTCTTTTGAATAGAATACAGTTCTTTGATATTAATATGCGGCGGCATGACCTTTTTTTCTATAAATGAATACGATAAGAATGGAGGATAAACCAACCTTCACACATTTGGTTTTATCAGGAGGATGTATGCCAGCATGTGTTTATATGGGTAGTTTACGATATTTACAACAAGAAAATTATTATAAATCTATTAAAAATATTTATAGCACATCAATGGGATCTATATTTGGAATCTTATTTGCTTTAAATATATCTATGGGAGATATTGAAAAAGAAGTAAAAACTTTCTTAGATGATCCGGATTATGATTCAAAAATAGGTGATATTAATATAGTTGATTTTATTACTGAATATGGTGCGACAAAAATAGAAAATAATCCATTACTTAAAATTTTTAAGATAATAATGAAAAAATATAACTATGAGACTTATACATTTTTAGATTTAGCTAAAAATAAAGGAATTGATCTAAATATAAAAGCAATTCATTATGATACTATGAAGCTCTTTACATTTAATGTAGATAATTCCCCAAATGTATTATTAATAGATGCAGCATGTGCTTCATGTTGTTTACCATTTGCATGTAAACCATATAAAATCGGTAATGAATTCTATATTGATGGAGGACTCTCTGATAATATACCAGTAAACATTGATAGTCAAATAAATAAAGATAATATAATCATCTTGACGTCAACATCAATTAATGAATCAACAATAAAAGTAGTTGAAAATAATAATATAATTAATTACTTTATAAATTTACTGAGTGTCATTTCATCAAATATGAATACAAAAATAATATTAAAAAAAAATTATAAACATTTTATATCATTTCAAGAGATTCCTATTGAGTTTGCTCCGGTCATACTTAAAGAAACCGTTTTACATGCAAAAATTACATCACAAGATATAGAAAATCTAGTAATCACTGGATATGAACAAACATATAATCATTTCAAAAACTTCACCGCCCCAACTGCCTAACTTCTACCACCCCCGAACTACTTTTTAAAAAATATCTCATACAGGTTTGCCAGTTTTTATAAACTTTTCTGCACCAGCGTCTTTAAAGTTTTCCATACCACCTAATCTTAATTGGTCAACGTAGTTAAGCATAGACTTAGCATCGCGTTCACCTTCGTATTTCTTATCAACACTATTGATAGTTACAATGAATGTTGGAAATCCATTAATTCCTTTTTGTTTATCTGCTGGAGTCATTTGATCAGCGCTTATTTCATTTGTTTTAATATTTTTGGAAGGTGCCATTTCTTTGCATTTTTCCCATTCTGGTTTAGCCTTCTTGCACCATCCGCACCCTTCCATATAATAGAAGGTAATAGTTGCACCATCGTCAGTATTTGGGTTTCCAAAATATTCTTTTTTGAGTTTTAAAGCAACAACAACTATTATTAAAACAACTAGAATACCAAAAAGGACATAGACACCAGTGCGCATATTGTTAGTAAAGTCACCGCCATATAACAGACTTCCACCTCGACAACGACCCATCTTATACACTAAGAAAAGAATAAAAATAAAAAAGTTCAGATAATTTCATCTGATAGCTCCAATATATAGTTATTATAAGTAATCCAATTATAAATAAACTCTATGTTTTCATTTAATAATTCACCCAATACAATTAAATTTGCATTAAAAGACAAAATGTGCTTTATGTATACTTTATTTAAAACCCATTCTTCATAAGATATAAGAACGATTCTTTCTAATGACTTTAAAAAGAAATCATCAAAATCAAAATAGTAAACAAAGCTGAAAGAATTATTATTTAAATAATCTACAAAAATATCCTTTTCAGATTCATCACTATATATAAAAATACTCTTATAAATGTTATATTTTTCATATGCATTATTGAGCTTCTGAAAATCCAACATTATTAAACTATAAATATATATAGTCTTATATCTATACTTAGATCTTGATATGATATAAAGATATTAACCGAATTATTATTTAAGATGACTAGTATTTCATTGGATACTTTTTATTCTTGCCAAAGAAATATTAGTGATTCGGGGGTATTTAAAGAGAAAGCACTAAATCTGGTGAATGCTTATAAATGCTTTACAGATAATTCAAATAACTTTAAGGATAAACATAATGGAAGAGGAAGGAATTTTGTTCCTGTTTCCACGGAAAGACCTGATAAAATAAAAATAGGAACACGGGAGCTATCACGTGAATATTTAGCAAAAAAGGAATATATGTCATTAATGAATAAACTTTCAGAGCAAAATAAGAAACAAGTTTACAATATGTTCAAAGCTATTATTAGAGAAGACTGCTACAAATTATATATTGAGATGACCTGGGACATGATGCTTCGATTTCCAGAATTTCAAAATTTATACTTTGATCTAATTAAAATGCTATATGACTACTTTGAAAGTAAAACGCTTTTTATAAATACATGGTTAAATATTATATCAGACTATGAAGTTTCAAAGAAATGGTTACCAACTGAAGACATATTAGATGATAAAGATTATGATGAATTTTGCGATTTTCAAAAATGGAAAAAACGCGCAGTTGCATCATTAACTGCTATTAAGTTATTAATAGTCAAAGAATGGTTACCAAAAAATTTAATAATAAATATTGCAGATAATATAATTAATTCTTCAAAAGAATACTTAAAAAATAGCAACGGTGTTGGATGCAAAATCTTAGATTCGCTGTTAGATCAATTAATGA